AAATCACTGACCCAGATTTTACAGGGGCCGTAACGGTCATGTACCTAGATGGGTATTTTGTTTATAACGAGCCCAACTCGCAGTCCATTTGGGTAACAGCCCTGCTAGATGGCACGTCTATCGACCCGTTGGCTTTCGCCAGCGCTGAAGCGTCGCCCGATGGCGTGGTTACGATCATGGCTGACCACGGCGAATTGTGGGTGTTTGGCACCAACTCTATCGAAGTGTGGTATGACGCGGCGACCATTCCCTTCCCGTTTGCCCGCATCCAAGGGGCGTTTACCGAGCTAGGTTGCGCGGCGCCTTACTCTGTTGCCAAAGCCGATAATACAATCTTTTGGCTTGGGGCAGACGCGCGTGGGCGCGGGATTGTTTTTAAAGCTAAAGGGTATCGTGGGGTGCGCGTATCTTCGCACGCTATTGAATACGCCATTCAATCTTACGGCGACATTTCAGACGCCATTGCGTATACATACCAACAAGACGGCCATTCGTTTTATGTGTTGACATTCCCCACGGCAAACAAAACGTGGGTATTTGATGCTGCTACGCAGTTGTGGCACGAACGGGCGGCGTGGGATCAATTTCATGCGCTGTTTTACCGCCATCGGTCTAATTGCCAAATGAGCTTTAACAACGAGATAGTTGTAGGCGATTTTGAAAATGGCTACATTTACGCTTTTGATTTGAACGTCTATGATGATAACGGCAGCATCCAGAAATGGGTGCGGTCTTGGCGAGCACTCCCCCCAAACACAAATAATCTTAAACGCACGACGCACCATTCGTTGCAGCTTATTACCGAATCAGGCGTAGGGTTGCAACAAACACCTGAAAATGCCGGCGGCGAACGCATCACCACGCAAAGCGGCAACCGGCTTATTTTGACGGGCGCTGCGGGTAATTATATTGTTACCACGGCGCATGAAGCTAGCCCCGGCTACAATCCTGAAATCATGCTGCGTTGGTCGGACGATGGTGGCCACACTTGGTCTAATGAACATTGGCGCACAATGGGCAAGTATGGCGAAACGTGGTACCGCACGATTTGGCGGCGGTTGGGCATGGCGGTCAAATTGCGTGACCGCGTGTATGAAATCTCTGGCACTGATCCTGTCAAATTAGCCATTATGGGCGCAGAACTGAACATGAGCCCAACCGATGCCTAATTTAACCAACATTACCCCGCCGCGCGTTGCTTTAGTTGATCCTGATAGCGGGATTATATCGCGTGAATGGTATCGGTTTTTTGTCAATATGTTTACGATTACCGGCGGCGGATCGCAGGCTCCGCTGTTAAGTTTTACCACAACTGCGCCACTTCAAACGACCGGCGGCTCTACGCCTAATCTGAGCATTAACGCCAGCGCGTTGTCACGGGCGAATGACACGAACGTCACGCTTACGTTAAGCGGAGACCCTGCTAAAGCACTTCTTGACTCCGTTACAATGACGCTTGGGTGGCAAGGTGTTTTGGCCACCTCGCGGGGCGGAACTGGGCCTTGGGCGCCTGCGGGCGGTGTTTTGGTTTCTAACTCGCCGCCCGCATGGTCTAACACCCCTGTTGCGTTTGGGTATTTGACTGGGGCTGGGGGCGCGGTTACGCAGCTTACTTCTCGCACAACCGGCGTTACATGCAACACGCCTACAGGGCAAATTACGTTGTTTAGCGCGGCGGGGTCGGCAACGCCCGCCAGCTTTACGGTTACAAATTCGGCGGTATCCGCGACGGATGTTGTTATTTTGTCTATACAATCTGGTGCAACCAACAACTATTCCTTTAATGTGTCTGCGGTTACTAACGGCAGCTTTAATGTGACATTTTGGGCGCAGACCGGCACCGCTACGGACACCCCTGTTCTTAACTACGCAATCATCAAAGGCGCGTCAGCTTAATTGTTGCAAGCGCGGGCTTTGTGCTATATGGTGGCTAAAATTTACGAGGCGCGTCTATGACAATCAATGTTTCCCCCGATCCACGGCTTCAGTTCTTCGGGAACGACGGCAAACCTCTTGTCGGCGGTAAATTGTATACCTACGCTGCTGGCACAACCACGTTGCTTGCTACCTACACCGATTGGTACGGCACAACGCCCAACACAAACCCGATCATTCTTGACTCTCGCGGCGAAGCCTCTGTGTGGCTTGGCACGGCGCGGTATAAGTTTGTCCTTAAAGACGCAAACGACGTTGAAGTTTATACGCAAGACAATCTCATTATGTCGCCCGGAGCAGATGGCGCAGGGTCGTATGGCACTTGGCCTATTGATATTTCAGGCAATGCTTCTACATCTACATACGCAACAACAGCGGGGTCTGTAACTGGAGGGGCTGTTTCTAGTATTAACGGTGCTGGATTGTATGGGTTTACGCTTACTGGCGGCCCTATTACAACGTCAGGCACTTTAACTGTTACACCACCTACGCCCGGCACCGCTGGCAATTATATGGTTAGTGATGGCACAAATTGGGTGTCTCAAGCGTTTGCTGGTGGCAATCAATTTCAAAACCAGCTTTTTACAGGTTCTGGAACTTGGACTGCGCCGACAGGGGTTACTAAAGTGCGCGCTACAGTTATAGGTGGGGGTGGCCCGGGGTCAGATGATTTTGACACTACTAGTGTTGGTGGGTGGGGTGGTGTTGCCGTTGGCGTATACACTGTTTCCCCCGGCACTACATATACCGTAACTGTTGGTGTAGGGCGCGCAAAAAATTCTGGGGTTAGCGGGGGTACGTCTTCTTTTAGTAGCTTTATTTCGGCTACAGGCGGCAGCGCAGGCACTTCTACCGCTAATGGTCTTTCAGGAACAGGATCAAACGGAAATTTAGCTAATAGTATGTCCGTTGACTATCAAGGTGCGTATTGCCCATCTACATTTTTTAGGGGGTTTAGCGGTGGTCTTGTTAGTGGGAACACTGGGGGTAATGCTTCCGCGCAAGTGTATTCCCCCGTATGGGCTAATATAAACCGCGGGGCGGGGGCGAACGGGTACGCAACAGCCAGTACTGGTGGCATTGTTTTTCTTGAATGGGTAGGCTAATGAAAGCGCTTATTTCTCCTGACGAACCAGTTTATAATTACGCAACACCACCAATGCAAATTGGTGTGCGTATTGCTGAAACCGCTGCGCAAGACTTTCCTGTAGCGCCCCCTCTTTATTGGGTCGATTGCGCTGACGATGTTGACGCAACTACATACTATTATGACGGTGCAAATTGCGTGGTAAAACCTACGCCACCTGTACAAGAGTATGCGTTGATTTCCCCCAACGACAAAATTTACGACAATACATATACACCGCCTGTTTTGCTTGGATTCCGCGTTGTTGCCGTGTCAACGGCGCAGAACACACCGCCAGCGCCGCTGTATTGGGTCAAATGCCCCAACAACGTAACGCCTACCGGCTATTATTATGACGGCAACGGTGGGTTCGCTGTGCTGCCAGCAGGTGCTTAATGACACTTATTGTACAAGCCGAGCCTTATAAAGACTTTATTGACGAAGCCAAACGCCTCTACCCGCTGCATTGGGAAGAATTGGCGCTCAATAAAGACAAAGTGCCGCTCGACCCGATGTACGAACTTTATGATGAACTGGCATCTAAAGGTAAACTTTTGACCGTCACAATGCGGCGCGATAACGAACTTGTAGGGTATTTTATCGGTACAGTGTCGCCGGAACTCCATTATAGGACTTGCATTGCGCTGACAATGGACATATTCTGGACGCACCCCAGCATCCGTGATGGGGGCGCAGGTATCAAACTTTTTCGCGAAGTGGAAAACGAGGCCAAGCGACGCGGCGTCCAACGCATCTATCATGGGTCGAAACTTCACAAAGATTCGTCCCGTTTGTTTGAATACTTTGGTATGACGCCCATTGAAGTATATTATTCCAAGTGGATAGGAGACTAACGCCGTGGTAGGGTCAATTATTGGCGGGGGCGCCGCCCTTCTTGGCGCATCCATGCAATCCGACGCTGCCAGCAGCGCCGCAGACGCTCAAGCGCAAGCCGCAGCCAACGCTACCGCGCTTCAAAAACAAATGTTCGACAAACAGGTCGAACTGCAAGCGCCGTTCCGAACTGGCGGTCTTACCGCACAAAATCAACTTCTTACTTTGCTTGGACTTAACCCCGCAACAGCAACAGGCACCAACGCCGACGGCAGTGCAGCGGCATTGCCTGCTGGGTTAAACGTCAATACATCGTCGCCTGACTTTGGTAAATATTCCCGCGATTTTAACATGTCGGATTTTCAAGCCGACCCCGGTTATGCGTTCCGTTTGGATCAGGGCAACAAAGCGCTCAACGCCGCAGCAGCAGCGCGTGGCGGCATGATCTCTGGTAACGCCCTGACCGCAGCGCAAAACTACGGTCAACAAATGGGATCGCAAGAGTATCAGAACGCCTACAATCGTTACCAAACCAATCGCGCCAATCAGTTGCAGCCATTGCAGTCTTTGATGGGTATCGGTCAAACGTCCACAAACGCATTGACAAACGCCGCAGGACAGTACGGCGCAGCGGCAGGGTCAAATGCTTTGGCCGCAGGTAATGCGCTCGCAGCAGGTGAGATTGGCTCGTCTAACGCATGGGCAGGCGGGCTTACAAACGCTGCCAAAGCGTTTAACAGCAGTTCCTATGGCACTGGCGGTAGTAATAGTTTATTTGGTAATTTGTTTGGCGGGTCTAACGCTGCTTATACAGGCACCATGAGTGATTTGCAAAACACAAATACGTTTAGCAGCGGCGGGTACAACCCATCTTTATTTGGCTAATTAAGAGGCGGTCATGGCTGAGTTAGACACAAGTATCCCTCTTGGTATTAAAGTGCCGGAGTATAATCCGATTGCGGATCAACTGGCGCGCGCGCAGTTACAGAACTCGCAACAGACATTTCAGTCGAACAATTTGGCGCTGGAAGAAAATCGCCGCAAACTGCAAGAGCAGACCGGCTTGCGCAACATGCTCGCGTCTGGCGTTGACCCTTTGTCGGCAGAAGGCCAGCGACAGGCGTTTATGATCGCGCCAACCCTTGGCCCAACATTTGTCAAAACTGCGCTTGAAACACAAAAAGCGCAACGCGATGCTGAAGCTGCCAGAACAGACCTTGCCGTCAAAAATCTTGGCTACGCACGGTCATTGATGCCCGGCATTAGCGATCAGGGGCAGCTCGATAAATTTCTTGGGTATGTAAATCAAAACATACCAAATGTTGCGGGCAATATACCTACAAACTTTGACGAATTCGCCGCTAAACGTGACGACTTAATGAAAACTGCCGATCAATCTTTGCAGCGGCATTTTTATGAGACCGAGCAAGCTGGGCCTAATGGCCCTATCAAAACAATGCAAAGCACCAATATGTACGGCGCGCCGCAAGGCACGGCTACAGTGGGCGCTGTGCAATCGCCGGTTAAAAT